GATTCCCAATGGCACACCTGCTCAAGACATACCTGACGTGGTAAGCCATGCCCTTCAAAAACGTGAACAAAAGAAAGCAGCCTAATGACAAAACCCACCAAAGTTGGCAAAAACCCAACACCGACCGAATCCAAAGTTTACTTCATGGTCACAGCGACAGTGATCTACAAAACTGACGACACTGATGAAGCTCCAGTCAAACAACGTTCTCTCAACATTCTGATGGAACATGACACTATGAACCTCACCAAGCGAGAACTCGATGATGCTAACCGAGCAATTATTGCTCGCGTGAACAAAGAGAATAACGTTCAGCCAAACTGCATCTTAGACGTTGTTTTCACTTGTATCTCTATCCTAGGCATGATGCCTCCTGACGTGTTTTACGCTAAAAATGAAGCAGCTTCCGTCAACTAAAAATCTTTTTTTGGTTGATACGAATGACGGCGTACTTGTAGCGTCGTCATTCAAACCACACCAAACCACATCAAATTTTCAGGAGAGTCTCATGGGCAAAATCTCAAACGTCACCAACATTAGCCTACCAATGGCTGTTTGGCTCGCTTCCGATGACTACGATTTTCGTCCCCAAGGCAAAGCCATTTCCGCAACAGCTCTTTTGAAACCTCCACGGCAAATTCTTCTACGTGAGCGTCTACGTCCCGAGGATGTAAAGACGCCAGATGTGACAGACTTCATCGCTTCTCGCATGGGTACGTCCATCCACGACGGTATCGAAAAAGCTTGGCTCACAAACTACGAAAAATGTATGCGCCTGCTCGGGTATCCCCAACAAGTTATCGAGTCTATCCGCATCAACCCCGGAGACTTAGAAGAAGGAGAAATTCCTATCTATCTCGAACGTCGTGGTAGTCGTGAGATCATGGGCTACACGATTAGCGGAAAGTTTGATCTGGTTCTAAACGGAGAGCTCAACGACTTCAAAAGTACGTCTGTTTACACGTATGTCAAAGGATCCAAAGACGAAGATTACTGTCTCCAAGGTTCAATTTACCGCTGGATTCACCAAGACATCGTTACCGAAGATACCATCGCTATCCAATTTATCTTTACCGACTGGCAACGTGCCATGGCCAAGTCCGATCCAAAGTATCCCCAAACCCGTGTTTTAGAGCACCGTGTTCCTTTGATGTCTCTTGAAGAAACGGAACAGTGGATTCGATCTCGTTTACGAACTCTTGAAGAACATGCAGAACTTCCAGAATCCAAGCTACCCTATTGTTCTGACAAAGATCTATGGCGCACAGACACTGTCTGGAAATACTACGCAGACCCCGCAAAATCTACAGATCCCAAAGCTCGATCCACTAAGAATTTTGACACAGCTTTAGAGGCAAACAACTTCCGAGCCAGCAAAGGCAAAGGGATTGTTGTGGAGAAGAAGGGCGTGGTTAAGGCATGTGGATACTGTGCTGCATTCCCCATTTGCTCCCAGAAGGACCAGCTTACTCATGGTTAATTTTCCCCAAGTTGAACATCATCCGGCTGTACAAGCCATTGCAGAAAATGTTGCTGCTCGTGCCAACAACAAAGACATCGGTTTTTTCAGACTTGTAGCAGCACATTTTTTGGGTCTCCCTGCTTCGATCATGCACGCCAAAGTACGTAACCGCGGCGAAGATTTCCCTATCAACACTTACATGCTTGCCATTGCCAAATCTGGTGCCGGTAAAGGTGTATCTACAGGCGCCATGCGAGACGTGTTTACAAAGCCATTTCGCTTACGTTTCAAAGACGAAGTCATGCCTGAAATTGCTAAGCGTAATCTTTTCAAGATGGCTCAAGACATTGCCATTAACAACAACACCAACGAAGACGAAGAATTTACCAGACTCGAAAAAGCGTACGATCGTCTTGGCGCGTACATGTTCTCTTTTGACTCTGGTTCCACACCGGCTGCCAAACAACAGCGTGATAAGATTCTTATGGCCGGTATCGGCTCTTTGAACTTGGTCATCGATGAAATTGGTAAAAACATTGAAGGCAACTCTGAAGTACTCAGCACGTTTCTTGAACTGTACGACAAAGGCTACATGGGCAACAAAGCCAAGGTATCTAGTGCAGACAACAAGCGTGAGCTAGATCTTGAAGGTATGTCACCAGCTAACCTGTTTGCCTTTGGTGAGCCAACGGCAGTCTTTGATGGTGGTAGCGTTGAGAAGGCCTTCAGAGGCTTTCTAGAAGCGGGTTACGCACGCCGCTTCATCTTTGCCTACGGTGACGTCATCCCTATGGGAGAATCGCTCACAGACGAAGAATTGTACGATCTAGAGACCCAACAACTCGAAGATCCCACAATACATACTTGGATTGACCGGATCACAGAGCTTGCAGATCCAGCGTTTCATAACTGGGTTATCGAGATGCCTCGTGAAGTTGGCATTATGAACGTGCAGTACCGTCGTCACTGCCAATCGCTTGCTCAAGAGATGGGTACATACGAGACTGTCCAGCGTGCTGAAATGAGGCACAGGTACTTTAAAGTTATGAAGCTGGCAGGCGCATATGCGTTCTTCGATCAAGTCAGCACAATGACTGAAGAGCACTACCTCATGGCTATGAAGCTCGTTGAAGAGTCTGGTGAGGCATTTCAAGCATTGCTGCGTCAAGAGCGTAACTCTGAAAAGCTTGCCCGATACATTGCGGAAAAGAAGATCGAGCTTACCAAAGACGATCTTCAAAGTGACCTACCCTTCTATCCTTCGTCTAAAGGCCCACAAGAACTCCTCATGGATATGGCCGTAGCCTGGGGATACAAGAACCACACAATCATCAAAAAGACGTGGCAAGACGGCATACAATTCTTTCAGGGTGAAAGCCTCGAAGAGACGTCTCTGAAAGACGTCAAGTTCTCATTCTCAGATGATTACGCTTATAGGTATGCTGTAAATCCTGAACCAGTTGCTTTTGAAGACCTTCACAAGTTGACCCAAGCAAAAGGAATTCACTGGGCTAACCACGCCTTTGATGAGGGTCATCGACACGAAGAACATGTCATCCCCGGCTTCAATCTTATTGTCCTAGACATAGACGGTGGGGCCTCTCTAGACATGGTTCACGATGTCTTGTCAGACTACACTTTCATGACGTCCACAACAAAGCGGCACACACCTCAGGAAAATCGCTTCAGGTTGATCTTGCCTACCAACTATCAAATCAAGTTGGACAAAGCAGACTACCGAAAATTCATGAACAGCCTCATGGAGTGGCTTCCCATTCCCGATGATGCTTTGGATCTCGGAGCCAACCAACGTAGCAAGAAATGGGAAACAAACCCTTCAGGAACATACTACTATTCTGAAGGAACTGACCTGCTCGACATCTTGCCGTTTGTTCCTAAAACTTCTCGTAATGAGCAGTACGAAAAACAAAACAAGGAACTAAAATCTATGGATTCTTTTGAACGCTGGTTTGCTGAAAAGTGGCAAGATGGCAACCGCAACAACCTCATGATTAAATTTGCTTTAGGTTTGCTTGATTCTGGCTTAAACTACAACGCCGTTGAGGATAGGGTTTTGACTTTCAATTCCCAACTCCCCGACGGTCTGTCGCCTGATGAGCTTAAGCGTACGGTCCTTGTGACTGTCGCACAGAGGGCGGCAGGGACACCTTAACTAAGATGGGATGGTCCTTTCCTAGTAAGGCGGGGATCTAGGTTATTCTTAGATCCCCACTTAGCAAATATTTTCGTGATCAATAACATCCTGAACCAAAGGAACTCCTATGAGTCAGAACAAGAATATCGTACTTATTTCAGGCAAACCCAACTCAGGTAAATCAAGCTCTCTCCGTAACATGGATGTGAGCAAAATGGTTTACCTGAACACTGATCTCAAAGCTGTCCCTTTCAAAGCTAACTTTGCAGCTCAAGCTGAGATCGCAGACGCAAACGACGTTCTCGCCTATATCAAACAGATTGAAGAGAACGACAACATTACCGGTGCCGTACTTGATACTCTAACGTTTCTCATGTCCATGTACGAACGTCAGTACGTGTCCAACGCTAAAGACGGCCAAAAAGCTTGGGGCAGCTATGGCATGTTTTACAAAGAAGTGATCCATGCCATCAAATCAGGAACCAAGGATTACGTGATTCTGGCTCATGAGGATACTATCTACAACGAAGAGAATTTGACTATGGAAACTAAGATTCCAGTCAAAGGCGCTGTCGGTAAAATCGGTGTTGAAGCAGATTTCACAACGATTGTGTCAGCCAAACAAGTTCCTTTAAAGAAGTTGCAAGGTCACGAAAACCCTCTTCTGAATATCACTGAAGAAGAAAAAGAAGACGGTATTAAGTACGTCTTTGTGACTCGCATCACCAAAGATTACGCTGGTGAGAAAATGCGTGCTCCTATCAACTTTTGGAGTCGTAACGAGCTTTACATCGATAACGATGTGAACCACATTTATGATCGTCTCAAGACCTACTACAGCACCGTTTCTGCGGCTTAAGTCACACCACACCAACCCAAACCCAACCACTCAAAAGGAGACTACCTATGGGTATGTTTGCCAACTTTTCCACAGAAGACCTCACCGAATCTAAAGACGTACTTGGTGGGGGTTACGAACCACTGGCTTCGGGTATTTATCCTGCAGTCATCACACTTGCTTACCTAGGCGAAGCAGCCAACTCAAAAGCTGCTTCTGCTAACATTCACTACAAAGTAGGCGAAACAGAGTACCGAGAGCAGATCTGGTTTACCAACCGCGAAGGCAAGAACTTCTACGTTGACAAACAAGACGGCAAAACCAAACTTGCTTTGCCGGGGTATCAGACTCTTGATGACCTGACTCTGTTCATCACCCAAAAGCCTTTGACTGAGCAAGATGACGGTATCGAGATGAAGACCGTTAAGCTCTACAACAAAGAAGCCAAAAAAGAGCTCCCTACTGAAGTTCAGTGTCTGACTTTTTTGCACGGTGGAGAAGTCCAGCTGGCAGTCTTGCGACAGATTGAAGACAAGAATGCCAAAGGTGAAGACGGGCAATATCACCCTACCGGTGAGACATACACGTCCAACACTATCGACAAAGTCTTTCATCCTGAGACTCGTCGTACTATCAACGAGTACAAGCACGGTGTTGAAACAGACGAGTTTGCAACTGCTTGGCTCGCTAAAAACGAAAACAAGGATCGTAATCGAGCCAAAGGTGCTGCTTCAGGTGCTGGTCAGTCTGGGACAGGTTCTCCGGCTGCCAAGTCTTCAACACCGAACCTTTTCGGCTGATGGTTATTCTTGGAATTGATCCGGGTTTTACAGGTGCTCTTGCTGCCTATGACCCGGATCATGGGTCGCTACGAATTCTCGACATGCCCATCACTAAAGATCCCAAAGGACGGACAGTCTTAGACATGCACACCATGTTTAAGATACTGACGCCTCCGGGAGGACGAGTGATGGCGGTTGTAGAATTTGTAGCTGCTCGTCCAGGCCAAGGCGCACCAGCTACTTTTCGATTTGGGCAGGGATACGGGGCTATTCAAATGGCTCTCGCAGCACACAGCATTCCTACACAATATGTGACGCCTGCAAAATGGAAAAAGTACTTCGGTCTCAGCAAAGACAAAGGTGTTAGCCGCGGTCTGGCACAGCAGCGTTTTCCTGATGTCGCAGATCAGTTCATTCGAGTCAAGGACGACGGTCGAGCAGAAGCGGCTCTCATAGCCCTCTACGGTCACGAAGTTCTCTCATAACAACAAGGCAAGCTGTGAGTGTCTCGGGTGAGCCTAGTCATAGTAAATAGCCCATAACCGCAGCAGTCACAGCACGATCCATTGGCTCGTTTCCTCTCGTGTGATGTGGCAACTAAACCAAACCCAAACTACAAAGGATCCAAAATGCAGATTACATTGAACCAAGAAGAAATTAACGAAGCTGTGGAGATCTATGCACGCTCTCAAATCAACATCGCCCCTAACCAAAGTCTCGAAATTGATTTTGTTGCCGGACGTGGTGCAAACGGTTTAAGCGCTACCTTGGACATTCGTACCAACAAAGGCGTTGCAGCTGCATCCAAGCCAGTTCATCGCGGCAACACACCCACAGTTGTAGAAACTGAGTCAGCCGCAGAGAAACCTGTCGCTGAAGTTGCTGACAAACCTGCAGACAAGCCAGTTGACGCTAAATCACTGTTCAAAGCAAAAGCGCCTGAACCAACAAAAGATGAACCGTCTTCAAATGCAGAGATTACCCCTACGAAGTCTGTCTTCGCTAAGACTGCTACAGGTAGCTGATGGGGTTCTTCGTATTTGCCTACGTCATTGTTTTACTGCTTGTCTTTATGAGCGCGTTAGCAGCTGCATGGTCGCTTGCTTTTCAGCTGTTCATTTTGTCCTGCGTGATCCTGATCGGCGTACTTTTTGTGCGTCGTAACAAGCCACCACCCGAACGAGATGACCCATGGAACAACGTCAGCTATAAAGACCATAGCAAATACTGAACCAAAAAAGATGTAGCTGGGTCTCTGGCTACATCTCATAGCAAAGGCTTTACCTATGGATATCAGCGACATCTATATAGAACCTTCTGACGATGATCTCCGTAGAGAACTGCCCGAGATGATCCGTATATCAATCGACAAAGGCAGTAAGAAAGTCATGTTTATCTTACGGAAAGAGCAAGCTTTGGCTCTTGCAGAAGACCTAGAATTTGCTTTAGCTTTCGAACCTCCCGGCGCTTTAGACCCTTTTTAACGGTTAAAACCGCCTCACCTTACAGCTATTTATTACGTCCAATAAGTTTGCATTATCGGACACCTAACGCTGGCGTATATCCTCACGGCATTGCTGATATGGGGGCTGGCGGTAGGGACAAGGGGAAGCAGTTTCGGCCCGTAATCGGATCGCCGTTGCTGTGGCGGACTAACCATCTCTTCGCTGTTTGTGGATGCACTCAGCGGCCCCTGATTTTAACACGATAAGGACCATCTTGGCGGCGCGTAGGAGCGTGTAGGTTCAAGTCCTACCACTCGCTTTAGGGCGGGATGATTTGCAGGAGAATGGCAGGTTCGACCCCTGCCCGCCAAGGCCAATATTAACGCGCAACAGCGCAACCAAAGACAAGGACCGCAGGACATGCCAATCAAAATCGCATACGCAATTGTTGACGTTCAGGGATCGCGGAAGCGTCTCGCAAAGCGGGTTGGCAAGGGTGAGCGCGTTCCGTTCTCTATTTCAGGCTATCT